AGATTTGCTGGCACCGCCGAGCTCTTGCGCAGCGTAACTATGTGGACCGCCTTTGTTGCCTGCTTGCGGTCAACGCCGCATTCAAATCCCTCTTCATCTAGCTTATCGCCTTTAGCACCGAGCGCCGTAATCTGGTCATAGACAGACTTGATAACCACTACCAGGAGATAGATCGCCTCCCTTAGAGCCACGATCAAGTGCTTCGTAAACCACTGGTTGGATAGATCAGATATCGTCTTCCCCGGGCCTATAATATTTGTGACAAGGGTCTGCGTGATGCTGTCCTTAGTCGGCCAATCGATTGTCATCACCCCCTCTAAACCTTAATCGCAGCCTTCAATTCGCGCACCGTGCTGTCACCCCGAATCCGGTACCGCGCAAATAACATCTTGGCAGCCTTCCCGTCAACCTCAGTCAAGAGCAGTCGGCAATCAAGCACTTCTTCAATCCACCCCTGGCCGCCGGAGGCATCACCCACCCGGAGCAGGCCGGTTCGGGCCTCCGCCTCCGCCTTCGCCGCGTTTTCATCGGTGCAAGGCTTAGCGAGGATGCCATGGAGGAAGGTACCATAGTCCGGAAAGAAGATGCTTTCTCCTTTGTCAGCCAGCAGACACAAATAGGCCTGCTGCTGGACGTTATCATCACCGCTTACGATGGCCAGGGTATCACCGTCAAAAATAATGTCACCGTTTAACACCAGGATGTCTGTTCCAGGGTTCATTGATCGCTCACCGCCCCCATATCAATCAGTCCCAGAACGACATACTGCTCTGCTCCGTTGTTACCCTGGACCACTGCTGCCAGGACCTCCTGATCAACTTTATATGGCCACTCCGGCTCATGTGGCGAATGGTTATTGTGCTTGTGTAGGTTTTGGCCCGTTTCCGGGTCAATGGGAGCGTCTGGATCCGGGTGCGGCGCATGGATTTCGTGAGGCGGGATGGGGTAAAAAGTGTCCTTAAGGACTTTGCACCAGCCGGTCTCCACACCCCAAGGCTCCACCACGATTTTCAATCGCCTCCCTTCTTCGTCAGTGGCTACGACGGTACCAAATACGATAGACGACTGGGGCTGTAGTCCTCCTGCCGCTCTCTGCTGCTCAGAAAACATTTTCATTTAGCCAAATTGCCCCCCTTCCTCTAGCGGCAGGTTCGTAAAGGTGATCTCCGTCCGTAGCCCGCTTTCCTTGGACCCCGACACTACGATTTTAGGTGCGAAGTAGACCTGGCTTAAGCCATGGCCCACCCCGTGCAGGCTGATGCGCCGATCATTGGATAGCTCGGGGAACCAGTCTGTATTAAAAGAGCCGTAGACCTGCCGCTTCGAAAGCTCCGCCAGGATACTCTGGGCGGTACGCTGTGCCTGGTCCCGGGTAAAGTTAGGATAGTAGTAACGCAAGATGTACTTGTGACCGGTGGACGACTCAGCGAATGAGGCCTTTTCAACAATCCGCTGCCCGCTGCCTGCTTTCTTACCCGGGATCCAGGAAATCACCTCTACGACAAGGTTTCGCGCGGCGTTTGGCGCCCGCTCAATCCGAAACGGTTCGTCAATGTTGTAACCCCAGGTAAACGGAATTGGGTCAAGCTTATAACCGGGCAGTTCATCGTGCGGACCGAGGAACCATTCCTTACCCTTTACCCGGGTCGTAAATCCTTCCGCCTGGGCCAAGTACAAAACGAAGTCCCAATGAGAGACTTCGCGTTTCATGTTGGCGTGGTCTTCGTTTTGGTACTCTCCCACAAGGGTTGATGTCTCCTGCGGCACCACCGGCGTCAGCCCGTGGAAAGCCGCAATCTCATTAAAGGCTGCCGTCGCGGTCAGGTTCTGCCACTTAGCTGTCTCCTTGTAGTCGAAAGGGCGGGCCGCGTATGAGCGGCCATGGATTGTGACAATCTCCCCGCTGCGCATAGAGAAGTCCCATGCCGGCCGGTCCATCACACCCTCGATGAGCGAGACGGGATCCCCCTCGCCCTCAAAGCCGGCCTCTATCTTTACGTCCGCCGAACCAAAGACAAGGTCAGAGGACTTATCTGGACCGCTGTACAGCAGGTCATCTCGGGGAACGAACTCGGTCACCTCCCAGGGAAGCATGACCTGAAACGCGTCCACCGCACCCAGGCCGTTGGCCTCTGCCCGGAAGGATATCCAGTCCGCTGCCGCCTTGCCGTTGATGGTCACCTTCACGAGCGGCTTACCCGTGGGCCGGAACGGGCCTTTGCGGTTGATTAGAGGATCTTTAAGCACTGCTAATCACCAGCTTCATCCCCGGCTGAATCAAATGAGGGCCGTCAACCAGGATATCCTGGTTATCAAGATAAATCGACTCCCAGGCGTTTGGGTCCCCGATAATGTTGGCCGCAATGCGGCTTAAGGTATCCCCATCCTGGACGGTGTAGGTTTGTTCGCTGCTCCCTACCGCTACCTGGTCGGCGGCCAGGTCAACCAGGTCTGTCTTTTGTGTCTGGCCTGGCCGGTTGTCAACGAGCCGGCGCAATGTGATTGCAAACGGGATGCGCCGGTCATTTTTGTAATCAGGCAGAAACTCCTCAATCATCACCGGCATTGTAAACTTGTCCGTGACCAGGTCCACTGGCTTCCCGGCCGTCCGCATCAGGCCAACCGTCATCATGCGGTCATAGGCGTCAGCGCCAGAAAAGACACCCCGCCAGGTCACCGGCCGGTAGGTTGCGCCGAGGTCCTGGATAGATAGATTGCCGCCTGGGAACTCCCTGATGGCCAGGGACTGCTTGCCACCGAACTGAACAAAGTCGGGCTTTTCGAGGTCGCGGAATTCGAAGCCGCCGAGAGTTACGCGCATTATCTACCACCTCTCCCATTAAAGCAAAACACCCTCACTGGGAGAGCGTTTTTATGAACCGGTTAATTCGAGAAGTTTTGGAGTGTTTATCTTCGCAAAGTAATCTTGCAATAAACTTTGACGCTGTTTGTAGTCTGGTATGATCTTCGCTAAATGCGCATCAAAACTTTGAAGTTTTTGAACAGCGTCAACCTGCTGCGGTGTCAGATGATCGCGAATCGGTGCATCCTTCGGCAATCCATGTTGCAACCGGAATCTTTTGGACGGCATCCCCAGGACGATCCTGTTAATCATGTCGAACTCGTTAGAGTAGTGATAGTGCTTCGGCGGGTCGTGTAATAGTTGAACAGCGTCGGTGAGGTCACGGGATTCAAGGCGGGCAGCATACCGACTTTGGATAAATTGTTCCATTTCATTGAAGCGCCGTATATACGCTTCTTTGAAATGTGCAGCTTTTCTCCCAGTGAATCCCATAACGATAAAAGCGAAACCGTCCTTGGTTAAAAGCACCTCTGGTTGCTTTCTTCCCTGACTGTCCTTGTAGGTGGTCGGCTTAAAATTAAGCCGATTAAAGTCCTCGCTACACCCGCAGTTTTCAATTGCGGCCAATACGTTTTTGTGCTCCTTACCAAATACTTCCGCCACTTTGCGACTGCTAACCACCGGAATGTCTTTCAATGCGATTACTCCAAAATCTTCAACCAGCGCAATTTGCTTACTCATTATTCCATTCCTCCGTAATTTAATTTACCTCCATTGGCGGCACAATCTTACGCTGTCAAAATTAAAACCCGCTCAGAATAAGCGCCGGAGGTAAGCGCCTTAGCGTGTCGACTCGCTATCTGAACGGGTATATTTAGCTATTTACCTCACCCCCGCGAAGGAAAGTCGGCCAAGGGTGAGGTTGGCCTGTTCGGCCTCAAAACCCAACTCGCGCTTGATGCGCTGCACCAGGTCTTCGTTGCTCTCGCCGGGCTGCTGGTAGATGGCACCGATCAACGGGCCATGAACAACGATGCCGCCCCTGGCTGGGGAAGCTACGCTATAACCGGTATCCCCGGAGACTCGGCCATTAAGGGCCATAACGTCTGCCACCACCGCGGAGGCTCCTTTAATAAGAGCCAATTTATCTAGCATCCCGCCGGCGATGGACCTGACTAGATTCCCGCCCCAGAGGTGGTTTGTGCTCAGCGGTCCTTCTTTGGTAGGGGAAGAAACCCCCAGGTTGTCGTGTACGGCCGTCGCTAACAGTTTTGCCGCCTCGCGAACCTGGCTTTCTTTCGAGATCAGACCATCTGCCAGGCTTTGCCCGAGGTTCTGGCCGTGCTGGTAAGACGCTTCCGGCTGAGGTAGGGCACCCGTGATGGTACTGCTTATAGCAGCCGCGCTATTGGTTATCTGTGCCGTTCCTTCGGGACTGGTAAGGCCTTTTGCAAGCTCAAGGGAGGCATTCTCGCCGGTTGCCCCCATCTTGGTCTGCAACTCTGCTGATTGTTGTTGAATTTGGCTTAAATCCATGTTGGCGGGAATGTTAAGGCTTGCTAGGTCACCCATACCATCAATATTAAAGGCTTTTAGCTGCTCACCGATATTTCCCATGTCAATGGTTGCAGGTATCTTCACCGGATTATCAACCGCAACCTTTGCAGCCTCCGGTACTGCAGGTTGTTCGCCTTTTAAACCGAAGAACTTCTTAACCGCCTCCACAGCTTTGTCCCAGTACTTAATAAGCAACAAGGGGATGCCGACAATAGGCAAAAATACCGCCAATAAAACACTCGCCCATCCCGGCATCTTGTTCGCAAACCCTTTTAACGTCTCCCATAGGGCCTGCCACTTGCCGGTAATCGTAATAACGAAGATTATTAGAGCGCCGACCAGCATAATTACCAATCCTATCGGGTTTGCCGAAAGAGCGACATTGATCAGCCACTGCGCTGCCGTCCAGGCCATTGTAGCACCCCTGGCCAGATAGATCATGGCTATGCCTGGCCCCATGATGGCAGTGAGAGCGATGTATTTTAGGATGGTCATGTTGGTAGTAAGGTTCCAGAGAACTTGGGCCACATTCACGGCTAATAGTACGCTTCTGTAAGCTCCCATTATAATCGTCCCTGATGATGTAACGGCAAATAAAACAATTTTTCGTCCAATGGTATAGCCTGTTACCGCCGCAAGCCCTATCATTTGCCCCGTTGCGGCCAGGATGGCCGGGGTATAGGCCACCAGGAGAATGATTGCCAGATTCCGAACAACAGCACCGTATTCAATCCACAATACTTTTACCTGATCCCAGTTTTTGTAGACCAGGAAAGCCGCCGCAACCAGTGCGGCAAAGCCGAGAACGGCCCAGAGAGAAGTCATTGCAATACGGGCAAGACTTAGGTTTGCTGCGGCTAGGGCGAGTTTAAGTGCGCCGATAGATGCAGCCGCTACGGTTGCCGCGCCACCGACCACTAGAAAAGCACTGGCACCAAAGGCTATGGCGAAAATATA